CTTCGTCTGTGTTGTATTCATCAAAAGTCATTTTATACCACCTTTATACCAAGCACCTTTTCAAGTATGAGAATGCGCTTACAGATTTCTGAAATAATGGCAGTGTTTGCCATTGTCAGTTCTTTTGTATCTACTTCAAGATAATCAGACAAAGGGTCTTTTTTTACGGCGCTTTCTGTCAGAGGATTTTTTGCAAGGTCCTGAGCTTTCAAGCCATAGTGCATATCATCATCAACACCTTTTTCCTCACTGTCCGGGATTTCCTTTGCCTTGTCATTGTAGGTGAACTTGATAGCGTCTAAGTCTGCAAATACCTTGATTGCATCCTCATTGTCACCAAAGATGTTTTTTAAGCGTTCGTCTGAACTTTCCATCTTTGAAGTAACTGCCTTACCGATAACATCACCGGCTGCATCTATCATAGCACCGCTATTGTCTCCACCGCCGGAAGTCTGAGGCTTCTGATAGTTTGCAATCTGCATTCCGCCGTTATTGTTTCCGCCGTTCATGTCTATCTGGTAGTTTTTTTCTCCAGTCTGTCCGGCGGCTGCTCTTTTGTCCTGTTGTGATTTTGCCATAGATGCGGCTGCTGATATAAGAGCCGCTGCGATAACCGGTGCCATAATTTATTCTCCTTTTGGTGTGTACTTTAATGCTTTTATTTTGGAAGGTGATCTAACAACAACCTTCTTTGAACATTCCTTGTAATGCTTTAAGCGTTCATCAGAGAACAGTCCGCCTTGTGAGTAGTTCTGTGCATCCTGCCCCTGTTCCATTGATACAACGTTACCTTTTCCGCTTACGTTAGCGCCCTGCATTGTTGTAGCAAGCTGCTGTTGTCCTAACTGGTTAGAGTTAGCAAGTTGCTGTTGTGCAAGAACATTGTTATTCATTCTGTTAGCGTTGTTTTCAAAAGCCTGGTTATAGTTTGAAAGCTGTATATTCTGATTGTTAGCCGCATTTCCTAACTGCTGAGAATAAGCGTTGCCGTAAGCATTCTGGAAGGCGTTAGCGTTCTGCTGACTTCCCATCATAGCCGCTTGTGCCTTGTTCATTCCGGCAGCTCTTGCGGCGGTTGTTGCCTGACTCTGAGCACCTGCGGCGGCGGCTTGTGCCTGTTGTGCTGCATATCTACGAGCTTCTGCGTTCTGGGTCGCATTCATTTGCGAGCCTTTAGAAAGAGCAGAGGTTGTAGATGCAGATGTTAAATTATTTGCACTACCAAAACCCGCATTCATTACGGCGTTATCTATTTTTGAGCTGTTATCTAAACTTGCGTTTAATGACTCTTTAGCCATTTTAGCCCCTGCACCTGCAGTGGCCTTTTGCATATCTTCATAGCCTTTTTTACCTGTATTATCATCAACCGCTTTTTTGTAGGAGTCTATCGCGCTGCTTACCTTTTCCGGTGTTTTCGCTTTTGATTTAGCCATATTCTTAAACCTCTTATTACATTAGTTATAAACATTACCCATTCTAGGGAACTGAAAAGCGTCACTTCCAAGGGTCTCTTCAAAGGTCTGCTCAATCATAGCAAGCTGATTTTGAAGAAGTGTAATATCTGCGCCCTGTTTGCTCTTAAACGCAATAGCGAGGATGTAGGAAATAATCTGAAAGTAAGTTGAGTTAGGATAGTTTAGCGGTGTATCTTCACAGTAAGGACATACATAATAAGCACCAAACTTCTTTGTACAATATCCATAGCCTGTTCTTTCATCAATTCCGATAAATCCGACATTCAAGCCGGTTGAGTTTTCAATCAAGATAACTTCATTTTCTGCATTAATCAGAGCATAGCCGGTGTCACCAAGTACATAACATTTTTTATCTGAATAAATGATATGCTTTGCGGTTCCGGCGTTTGTTGCTTCTCCGTTGTGCATTACATCATCATTAAGCATATAGAAAAAGTCTGTGAAGTCATCATCACAAACATAGAACTCACCGCCGGCAATATCTTCAACTGTTTTTATTCCGCTTGTACTAAATGAACCGTTTCCAATATGGAAATACTTAATAACACCTTCCGTATCAATAATAAACTCTTTTCCGCTTTCTGTAATAAGCGGCGCATAGCCTGTAACTGTTGCAGAATATCCGCTCATAATGTCATAGATTGTCATGTCATTTTCAGTAATGACAAATACAAAGTTTTCAGTGATAAAAGCTCTTACAATGTCAGAGTGTGCAATCTGTAAGAAGTCTTTTGAGGTCTTTATGTCGTCAAGATCAATTATTGAAAGTGTCTCATTTTCGCTTTCGTCTTCTGTCTCACAAAGGAAAGTGTGTTTATGACAGTCAAGGCATACACTTGTTGCATCAAGTCCGATTGCAACGTCATGCGGTTTGAAGTAGAGTTTTTCAGGTTTCGGAAAGTATTCAACAAGTACGTCATTAGGGTTTCCAAACAGATAAAGTTTTCCGTTTCTGAGTTCATAAGAAAGATGGTGTACTCCGTTGTTGTCTGCTCGTCTGTTGATTGTCTGCAAGTTGCCGTTATTCCAGAGCCACACACCTTTTAACTGCCAGAAGTCTGCCGGGAGTTCTTCCTCTTCCTTTGTGGTCCTGTAAGACTTTACAAAAGAGTTGTCACCCATAGAGATTAATTTCTCATAGAGTCCTACGTTACTTTCGTTTATGCAGCTTACTGCTTCATTCCAGGATATGAAGTCAGAGCCTTCCAGGTCTGCAAGCTGTTTCGCTCTTTTGAATAAATCACTTGTTTTCATGTTGAACATATATTTTTCTCCTTACCACTCATTATTATTAGAAGTTACAGAAGGCGCGGTTATAGCACCCTTTGACACCTTATCAACAAGAACTGCGTCTGGCTGACTTCCTACACTCAATGAAGCAATCTTGAACGGTGAGTCAATAGCAAAGGCTACACCAAGCCCCCTCTGTGTCTTTGGCTGGTAACGCAAATAGATTGTGTGTGTTATCTTGTCCCAGTCAGAAGCCTTAATCTTAAATGTTGTCTCTTCTGTCTTACGGCCACTAAGCGAGATAGTTGTAGCACTTACTTTCAAGTCACCTTCTTCGTGTTCTTCTGAGAAAATGCGGAAGTACAAGCAGTCATTGATTGTTACTACTTCGTTGTTCATTCCGTAGAAAGAAGTCTCTACATTGATATTTTCTTTTATGTAGTCTGTGTCGCCTTCATCAAGATAGTATTTGATATAACGATAGTTTCCGCTGTTGTCGCTCATTACAATACCGTTATCCAGAAGGAAGATGTTTGAGATGTCTGTATATTCAAGAAGGAACATACCAAACAAGCCATAGAATAAAACGCCAATATCTGTAATCAAGAATACTGTCTGTGTGGCCGGATTGTAGAGATAGTTTCTTACTTCGCTTATCTTATCTACAAGCTGTTTCTGATTAAGAACGTTTGCACCTGTGAAAGAGTAAAGGCATCTGTTTGTTTTTGAGAAGAACAGAGCTTCATAAGGTGTATTTCCTACAAACTGCAGGCCCTGAGTATTTACAATGAAGAAAGTATCAGCAATAACACCATTATTAAACTGTAAACCAAAGAGTTTGTTATTAATAATTCCGTAGTATTGGCCTTGCAAAATAAAGACAAGTTCTAAGCCTTCTACAAGTGTTCCCAGGAAGAAAGACATTATATTATCTTGTCCTTCTTTCATAAGCTGATAAACATTGTTATCATTTTTAACAAAAATATCTATTCCGAAGTTCTGGATAAACTCTGAAAAGAGAGAAGGATTGTAAGGGATATTACCATCTGTATTATTTGGAAATATTAAACCTTCTAAATCTTTATTATACTGAGAGTCTGAACTTACAAGATAAGTTGCTATATTCTGCTCCAATGTTCCGGTATAAAAATTAACAGTAAACTTGTAATTGTCTATAAATGAACTCTTATTGAAATTAACAAGATTATATTTAGTCATAATTTCAGGAGCTTTATAAGTTAATCCTGATAATGGATAAGCAACCGCCTGCATATTTAAAATTAAAGATGGGTTTAATTTTCTGTTATGCTCATTTATTGCAGATGCTATAAAATAACTATTCTCTACAGGTTTAGTTCCATAATAGTTATAAGCATTAAAGGTTGTACTATAACTTGCTAAATAACTACAATTCCAATCAGAAGCAAAGTGTAAGACTTCCTGTAACTCTAAACTAAAACAATTAGATTCATCATTACAATTAATGATAAGCTGATTATTACTTAAACTTAATTTAGGGTCTGTTGTTTCTTCAATGATAAAACAACGGCCATCATAAGTTACATAAACACATTTATTGTCATATATCGAAAAGTCTTTAATGATGTTCCAATCTTCAACTATTGCGCCATGTTCACTCTGGTCATTATACGGAGCCGGATCAAAAGCAAGAGAATAGACATATCTATATTTCGCAATAGAAATATTTGAGATAACACCATTATTATATAAAATCTTAAAACCTTTTCTAAATGCTGTTGCTCCTGTAACCCAATTAACATTTGGTAATGAAAAAGCAAGATTTTGAAAGTCATTAGAATATGAGAAAATAAAACCTTTTGTATTATCGCTTGTATCTGTAAACACAAGAGTATAAAAAACACAATATTGTGTTACATATTCTCTTTTACAAGTCACCCCAACTGTCTTACCTGCAGCAGATGTTAAACCTATCGTTTCAGCGCTATTATTTTGATAAACTGCTAAAGCATTGTTAGAATATCGAATACCAAACTTATAATAGATAAAGCGGCTTAAATTACCAGTAGGAGTGCTTCCAATAGCAATATTATCACCGCCCATATAATAAAATTTTCCCTCTCCATCCATAAACCAATTTCCAAAGGCATAAGAAGGGACAATATATAATTCATTTGGTGGTGTATAAGTAAACTCTCTGAAAGAGCCTATATAATTAATTGTGTCTTCCTGTCTTTCAAATACATAAACTTTAGAACCTAAAGAACCTATCTTATGAACATTCTCAGCATAATAAATATAATTATTATCAATGAAAGCTGTCTGTGTAACAGTATCTGTGTATGCAATATCACCAACATAAAATGTACTATTTGTTCCGGGTTTGTATTCTAAACAGGTTTCTTGATTTTCGTCTGGAACAATAATTACATAAGACAAAGCGTTTACACCACTACCAGAAATAGTCTTATAACGTTTTACAGTAAAAACTATACAGCCTTCTTTATAGGATATGTCAGCAAATACTTCCGAGACAGAAGTACTTAATTGAGAGCAACATAGAACTCTTGAAAAGCCATCTCCCCAATGAGCCACAAAAGCGTAATCAGTATAAGTTCTGCTGCCACCTTCCCAAGAAGTCTCTGTTATCTCTTTTTTTTCTTTTGATATATAAACTTTATCATTGATTATTTTTACCAAATTAGACGGTGTTGCAATTTTTCGCTTTTTATAAAACTTTACGTTTTCATCATAAGTAATTAACTTTTCGTTGTTTTTATAAAACCCCTCTGTATCTACTCTGTAAACATCACCATTTGTATTAATGTAAATATTATCCGCATTACCGCCGCTTATCTGCTCATCCTTGGTAAACACATTACTCAGACACCCGCCCACAAAAGGGGAGTTATTCTTATTGAAGCCTCTGTACTGCTTTATCTCTGCGTCATAGCGGTTCAAGCATAGTTCTGCACCCTGTAACTGAATAGGGTAAATATTGCTCTTTGCATTAGCCATTGGTATACCTCTATTCATTAGTTAATGGGTGTCTACTTTTTTATACGATAACGTAAGTTACTTGCTATAATATGCAATCTGTCACTAGTAATGCGGTTGCAGACACTATCTTTGATGAATACGGAAAAAGAAAAGGAAGCATTGGTGTAGTTGGTGGAGCATACGGTTTTGATGAAGTAACAAATATTGGAAATTTTATTGATAATGTATTAAATGGGCAACAAGAGGAAGGCGGTTATGGCATTGGGGGAATTATCGGTGGAAGTATAAACGTAAACGGAAATGGTGGAGGTTTGGGTATTCCCGATGGGTGGTATAATATTTTATACCTTCCACATAGAGATGGTTATACAAGACCTTCAGGTGGAGATACTCACTTATACGGTGTTCTTTTAATGTTCGATATGACAACCAACTCTAATAAGATTTATGTGATTCATAGAATAGGAGGCATAAACTACACTGCTTATGTCAAGTAATTCTTTCATAATCAACAATGAACTCTTATACTCATTTGATTAGCGACAACATTTGCAATTATTCCCGAACCAATACAATTATTGTCTTGATAAATATTTATCATACACATATCGTATTCACTTAGTTGTCTGCCGTTATATGAGGTAATAGTTTGTGCTGATTCTGTTTCATTAAGAGTAGTTCTAAAAAAATAAGAATACGTTGAAACATCCTTAAAACCAATTCCCTCTATTTTTAAGTCTGTTCTATGCAAGTTATTTGTAACAAGAATATTTGTGCCGTTCATATTACAATCAACATAAAGATTTTGTCTTGCATAGTTTGCCACTGCATTTGAGGTGACAGATTGCATGTTATCTAAAGTGACTTCATCAACAATGTCGCTTTTCTTCACAAACTCGCTTGTGTCAATTTCTTCTGAGTTGCTTAAACCCAAAAGCATATTAATACGCTCTATGTTGCGTTTAATTGCAATGATACTTGTGTTTATATCGTCTTTCTCTGCTTTCTGTACTAAAGGTATACTCATTCTACTACCTCATAATTTCCGTTGATTAAGTCGTGTGTTTCAACCTTGTGGTAAGTCTTGAGAAGAAGGACTGTGCCGTCATTAAGTCTCACCTCAATTCTTAAATCCGGGTTTTCGTTGCACTTCTGTATAAGCTGTTCAAGTAAATGCCAGTCGCTTTTCTTACCCAGCAACTTTTTCTTGAGTTTTTCCTCTCTCTTCTTCTGCTTGTAAAAATCCCTTGCTTCCTTGAATGCACTCATTTATTTAACACTCCTTTCATTGTGCCTTGTTTCTGTCCCTTTTCGTAAGACTTCTGCATCTTCTTGTAATAGTTCTTGATATGGCGGTTAGAAGTCTTTGTATTCTGTGGATTGTGGTTGCCATGAAGCTGATAGTTTACACTGTACTGGTCGTGAATGTTGTTCATAAAGTATTCACCCTTAGAAGGTGCCGCCATCATTTCTCTAACTTTTTCTTCCGGGACTCTTGGATACCAATATTTTTTATTAGAGCCTTGGAAAGTAACCCATAACTCTTTTGTCTTAGGGTCATACTTCATTTTCTTTATGGCCGTTGATGGTACATCCTGAGTGTACATCTGTTCACTCTGAGCCTGAGCGGTAACAAGTTTCTCCTGTCCTTTGGTGAGCTTCTTACGGCCCAACTGTGCAGCAGCTTCTCTGATTTTCTCCGCGATCTTCTTATTTCGCTCTTCGTCAATTTCACCTTGTCGGAAAAAGCCTATAGGTGACAGAGTGTCTTTTTCTTCCCTTGTTTCCGGTTTGAACTTTTCAAGAGCCTTGCCTGTAACGTTTGGAAGATAAGTATAACGCTCTGACTTTGGAGCCTTGATTGTGATTTTCTTTCCAGCGTTCAGAGCTTCGTCAATCTTGCTCTGTTGTTCAATGTTCTGTGGTGAAGTGTTTGAAAACTTTGTCTTCAACTTGTCAAAGATGTTACCTATTACGTTAGCCATAATTACACCGCCTTGTCATTTTCCACCTTTTCAGAGAGTGGATATATTTTCCCTTTTCTAAGAGTTCTTGAAAAATAACCGTCTTCCCTTAGTGGTAAAATGTCTTTCTTGCCTTCCTCAACTTCAATGTAAGGGCAGATAAGCGCATTAAACTCTGACTGAACGAATGCAGCAAACTCAAGAGGAAACATTTCCACCTCAAACAGTTCACACACTTTCTTGATGTAGTCCGGGTCTGAAAAGTCAAAATCAAGCCCATGTCTCAAGTAGTGCTTCCACTTCTTGCGTATTTCCTTTACATCCGGTTTATCGTTACTCAAGATGTAACTTGTCACAATGACAGAGCCCGGAAAGGAAGTGTACATCTCAAGCGGAAATATAAACTTGTTTTCTGCTACGTTCTTTTTTATTTTTCTAAGTCCCATATCTTTAATACCTCGTAATCATTAGTTAAATAAAAAGGCGCTTATTGCATGGGAGTACAACAAGCGCCCGGAGATAGATGTTGACAGAAAGTATGTCATAAACATTAGTATTTACTTCTGCCAACAAGTGCCATGTTTTCTATCTGGATTTCTCCACTTGTAAAGTTTTCGTTTGTAGAAGTCCTGAGCTTCTTCTGAAAAGTCATAATAGGTTTTGCTGTTAATAAACTTTTTATATTTTTTGAAGTCCCAGCACCAGAACTCTAAGTCCTGTAATGTGCCATATTTTATACCAAGATGTTTACAAAGCTCATTTAATGAAATGTAATTTTCTGGAATAGGATCGTTTTTTATCGGCTTTAGTTTGTGAATAAGGTCTATTATTGCTTCGTTATAAACAAAGCATTCTTTGCCGTTTGCAATTACCGGGTACTTCATAATAGAGTTTTCTTTAATGATTTTCTCAGTAAAACTTGTGCGACAATGGCACACTAAACGGATATGACGTTCTGTTACAAGATGTAGTTTTTCTTGTAATTCCTTAAAAGTTTTGAACTCTTGATTTTCGTATATAATCATATTTATCTACCTCTAAAACATTAGTGGAACGCTAATGAATGCGTTTTTAGAGGGTAGTTTGACATAGATTGTCAAATATCATTACTTAGCCTTGAAAGGTCGTTATATACCTAGTGGAACACCCCATTTTTAACCCTTTTTAGAGCGTCTGTCTAAAACTCTCCGGTCTTTTTATTTCCGCTTTCTCCGCCTGCGTCTTCTCCACAGTCAAAGAAGAACTGTCTTGCAGCATACAGCAGAGCCATTGTTATATCAGGGTGGAAGCCGTCATCAAGTTCGCTTGTAATATTGTCGAGATCGTCACGCTTGTACAAAGTCTGCTCAAACTCGTTGGCAACTTCTCCACCTTCAATGTTTAATATACGGCCGGTCCTGCACCATTCCGCAAGGGTTTCAAAGGCAAGGGCGCGGTCGTACTTGTAAGCACAATAAGCCGGAAGTCCGTAAGTCTGTGAAAGTTCATAGGTTATAGACTTCTCGTTTGTATCTGTAAATATTTGGCAGTTTGACAAGTCTGCGTTTGGATTGCGTTCAATGATAAAGCGTTTTCCGTTTTCAAAGCCTTCTCGTACTGCATCCACAATCATTGAAACAGTAGCCTTGTTGAACTTGCGCTCAAAGATAACATAAGCTTTTTTCTGCTCAACGTTAGCGGCCATTGTTACAATTCCGTTATAGTCTGCAAATCCAAAGTCTACGCCAGTGTAAATGTGAGTAGGTATGAAGTCTTGAGGGATAGCGCCTTTGTAAACCTTATAGTCTTTGAATACCTGTGCTTCTGTGTCGTATACGATTTTTCCGTAAAACTCACGCTGGATAAAAGCGCTGTCTCTTGTTATTCCCTTTTCCTCACACTTGCGGTCTATTTCTGCATCCGGGTTTTTGATGTAAGGGTTCTGGAACATAGTCCAGGAATATTTAGTCCATGTAGGGTTATTCCATGCAGCTTCAAAGTATGTACCTTTTCGACGCGGTGGCGTTCCTGTAAGCAATAAAACAGAGTCTTCATAGTCCATCAATGTAGGTGAAATAATTGTGTCTATGAGATAGTTCATGTTTATCTGAGACTGCGCTTCGTCAATAATTACAAGTCTGTTTCCAAAACCTTGAAGTTTATCGGCCTGCGCTCTGTCCTTGTTGCCTTTGAAGTGAACTACTGAGCCGTTCGCAAAGTGGATAACACCAGCGTTCTTGTCATCATGTGCTATTGCAATTTCACAGCGTTTCGCTTCATCAATAACTTTGCTGTACATCTGCTCTATTGCGTTATCAAAGGTGAGGTTTATATAAACAATTCTTGAGTCAGGCTTTGCAGCAACCTTTAATATCTCGTCTACGTTGCCCTCTGTCTTACCCGCACGTCTGGAACACATAGCAAGTTTTCTTCTTGAGGTGAAGTCATTGAATACGTCTTTCTGCTCCTTGAAGAGTCGTTTCTGTAATCTGAATTGAGTAAAGTCTATATCTTTGTTCAGATACTTTTCTGTCTGTTCGTCTAACTGGTTTATAATATCGTCTCTGAAAATCTGCTCTGCAATTAAACGGCCGGCGGGTGAGTTAGGGTCTTTTATTCCTAACTGTACATACTCTTTTATGAAGTCCTGATAAAAAGGCATCTTTGATTTACCTACAGGGTTTAAGAACGCCTTGCGGATTTCGTCAAAGATTTCACCTTTAATGAGTTTGTTTACATGAAGAGTTTCATTTCTTTTTGCTCTTGCTTCTGGTGAGTTATTATTTGTTTTTACGTTTCCTTTTGTGAAGGTTGTACTTGATCTAGGCATAATTTATTAGTTTTTTGAACCCCACTAAAAACCCCACTAAAAAAAACGACCGCCAGCACTCAACGAGTCACCAGCGGTCAAATCCCGATAAAAACAGAAGTTTAATTTGTTAGTCAAATTGCAATTCATTAAGATAAGGTTTCAAGTTTTCGTCTATGTCCTTGTTTTCACACTTCCAGGCATAGCCGTTTAAGTAGCCGTCTGTCTGTAAGTCAGAAGCCATAACCGCGCCATATTTATCTTTATAGCCCTGTTTGTTTTCTTCTGCCTTTTGTATAAGCTCTTTTCTTTTGCACCAGTAGAACTCTGTTTCCTGCCACTTGTACGTTCTTGTTTTATCAAGCCACTTGCAGCGTAGACAGTTTGCGCCGTTGTAAGGGTTATCTTTTTCTGTGGGTAAAGGGCGCGGCTCTATGGTTATTCCTTCATAAACCTTTTCTTTTTCCGGTTCTTTGTTCTGCTTGTAGAAGTCAAAGAATGCTTCTCTTTCAGCTTGTTTATTTTTCATGTCTATCTTCCCACCACCATTTTATTTTACAAACAATAATTACAATAATAAAAACGATAAGACAACCCAGAAAAGCAATTTTATCTTCAAGTCCGCCTTTTATATAAAACGTCATTTCTCCACCTCACTTATACATAAATTAATTCATACATCATTATTGTATTTTTACCTTTGCAACGTTTTACTTTGCATTGAATGACACTAACGCTTTTACCCCTATACTCTGGATATGCTTTGTTTAAATCATAAAACATTCCGCTTTCATAATCACAACAGATTATAAAAGAACCACAAACTGTCTTTGTCATTTCTCCATCTCGCTTTTCTTGCAATATAAGCAATGGTACCCGATTCCCTTCTTGCACTTTCTGCAAGGTGAGAAAAGGTTTCTTATTCTCATAGCTAACGGTATCTTTACTTTCATTTTTCTTTTATCTCCTCATAATAATCTCTTGTTCCAAGGTCGTGCAGATAGTCGCTTGATTTACAAGCGATAAACTTACTTACATCAATACTTGCAATTACAAGCATTTGACGTAAGCGTTCTATTTCAATGAGCAAAAGTTCATCACTCATTTTTCTTTTATCTCCTTTGCAATTTCTGCTTCTGCATCAATTCCGCTGATTTCCTTAAAAATCTCGTTATTCCAATTAGGCAACTCCAATAACTGTTTATGCTCTTCTTTATCTGCTTTATCCCATGCAAGCCTAAACGCTTCTTTGTAACCCAGAGTTTTCAAAAATCCGCCGCAAGTTTCAATCTCTGTTTTATGTAATCTCTTTTCTTCGTCTGTTGCTGTGTCATGGCTTACCCAGATTGTCAAATCAAAATAAAGGAAAGAAGGGAAGTTTATATCGTTTCTTTTAACATCTGTATCTTTGTTGAATATTCTTACAAGAGGGGTATTTGTGTTAAAATATCCCGAGTTACAATTTCCCGAGTTCCAATTTCCCGAGTTACGATCTCCCGAGTTCCAATTTCCCGAGTTACGATCTCCCGAGTTACGATCTCCCGAGTTACGATCTCCCGAGTTCCAATTTCCCGAGTTCCAATTTCCCGAGTTCCAATTTCCCGAGTTACGATCTCCCGAGTTACAATATCCCGAGTTACAATTTCCCGAGTTCCAATTTCCCGAGTTACGATCTCCCGAGTTCCAATTTCCCGAGTTACAATATCCCGAGTTACAATTTCCCGAGTTGATAATACTTAATTTTTCTTCTCCCTCAATCTCTCTAAGAATAGTCAGAGAATTAGTTCCGTATTTATCACCGTCTCTCACATAATCTCCAGCAATAACTTCAAATAATCTACTTTCAGAAAGTTTATAATTACTTTCTTTTTCGATTGCAAAAAGTTCTCTGCAAAAGTGAAAGACCTTATCTGTACAACATTCAAGCTCTTCTTTTGGTGTGTCCTTTGTGTAAGTTTTACCTACTTCAAATTTAAAACCTCTGCATTCTCCGTTTTTGTCTGTTGCTTTATACCCAATCATTTAATCTACCTCCTTAAAACAATCTGGTATTACATTTGGAAAAAAAAGACAAACTCAAAAAGCGTTTATCCTTTACAAGCGGATGTTTCTCCGCGCCGTCTGTTTCTTCTTCCCGAATAAGAGTAACTTTTTTCAATGCAGTTTCATTTCTCTTCTTGGCTCTTGCGTCAAAGTAATTTTTGAAAAGTCGTAAAGAACTATAAGGGTAAATTGTTACTCTTGCCTTATTTTTTGTTGTATAAGTATGCGGTATATCAAGCCGAAAACTTATATTTCTAACAACATCATCCGAACATTCAAAAAGCTCTGCAATTTCATGTACAGTATAAATCCTGTCTATTTCCGGCTTTTGTGTAAGTGAGTAAGCGTCTGTCATTACATCCCCCTCTTAAACTTTGCACAAACGGCGGCTATCTGGATAGCTTCTAAGGCTAACATCTGGGCCGTTCCCTCAATGTCTGTAAGAAGTGTGGTGTCTTTCAGATCGTTTGTTTTTATGCTCTGCCACAATACGCCCATATTCTTTTTGATATAGTCCATATCGTCACTTGCTTCTTCTGTTTCTTCCAGAAGTACGGCGTAACCTTCATGTAATGAATGATACCCCGCGCCATAATTTCTTACTGCGTTTGCAAGTTCTGCGAATACTGCATTCTGTACATTTTCTCTTGCTTCATCGCTAAACATTTTCTTCTGTTCCCCCTTCTTTTATGTCTTCCTCGCGTTCCAGGTTAGACACATAGTCAAAATCTGTTGCTCTTTCGTTGAGCTGTAAGTTACCGTCAAGAAAAACTTCCTTCATTTTCCAGTAAGCAACGTTTTCGAGTTTCTTTGCCCGGAAATATGGGAATTTCTCGTAGTAATTCAATACACGGATTGCCGCTTCAAAGGTCTTTCCCTCAAAGTCAGGTACATTACATCCTACGCAAATATTTTTCTTTGCAAGGCTGCCCACTACGCTTTCGATTGTTTCAAACATTTGCCACAAAATCCCTTTGTCAATTTTGTGTGTCTTGTTGTAGTTCAATAACAAGTCATTCTGTAACTTGTAGAAGTTGTAGTTTCTGTCACCCTCATAAGCAGACAAATCGAGTGGCGGATAGTTAGTTATATAACAATCCGAAAAGTCAAACTCTGGCTGTCCTTCTTTCTCCCACTCTTTCATTTTGTGATAAACTCCGGCTATTAAAACAAATCCTGCTGTTTCATTCTCAAATATTTTGCGTTAGGGTTTTCCTTTTCCTCTCGCAAGTCCATTTCTTCAATGCTCTCTTCAATGTCTGTAAATGCTTTCTGCCATTCCTTGAGAGCTTCCTCTGTCATTGGTTCACCTGGTCTTTTAAGCACTTTTCTTTCTCCTGTAGTCGTCACCTTCGATAACGATAACTTCTGTATCTTCTCGCAGTCGTGATATAAGGTCAGAGGTAAGCCACATTTCAAGGCATCCCTTACAGTTTCTTGTCTTGCACGCTTCCTTGTTGTTCTGGTAATGCAGACAGTCTCTTTTTCTGATAAGGTTTGACAAAATCATTGTTGGAAGTCCGTCAGAGTGTCTTGCATCCAGGATAGCGCTCAAAAAGTTTTCTTCTGCTTCGCTTCCTTTTGTGCGGCCAAACTCGTCTATAACTAAAAGCGGATAGGTTGAGAACTTGTGCAGAAGTTCTATTTCGCTGTTCTGTCCGGAAAAACAAGAGCGGTACAAAGCAAACATTTCATAAGCTGTAATGATCCTGCCGTTCATAAGTTTTACAAGTGCGCTTGCAAGGTGAGTTTTTCCTACACCGTTAGAGCCTAAGAGAATAAGTTTTTTAATACCGCCGTCTTTAAGGCTCTTACACGCATTAAGGGCCGCCTTCTGGCTGTCTGTTTTTGCTTCGTATGTTCCAAGTGTTGCGGTCTCATAGCCTGCCTTAACACCGATATTTTTAAGCCATTCCTTTTTCTTGTTTTCTTTTACCTGGTTTTCTATTGCTTTCTGTTTGCGGTCTTCTTTGTCTATGCACTCCGGGCAGAAGTGAGCAATAATTATTCCGAATTGTGATACAAGTGCGGGCTGTTCGTATTCCTTTCCGCATCCCGCACAGGTGTTTTTTTCAATGACAAGTTTTATGTCCTCTATCCTCATAGTACGTCATCCCCCTTGTTGTGTACTGTGTCTGTATTTTCGTTCTTGCGTTCGTTACGCTCCCATGTACGAACACAAGCCTTCCAGTCTTTTATTGGTGTTTTGTTCTTGCCGTATACCCAGCCGATTTTTGTGTAATAGTCATAAAATGCAGAAGGGTCTACAGTTGATTTATTTTCTTTGCAGTATTCTGTTATTTCTTTCAGCGTAGGTTTTACAAAGTCGTTTGTAGTTGCAGTATTACCCGCGCCGCCTTTTTTTCCGTTCTTAATGTTTGTGACAGATGCGTCAATGGACTTCTTAACCGAAGTGAAAAAAAACTTTTCAATTTCTGTTTCTGCAAGCTCTTCTCCGTAAATACCATAGTTGCAGATAATTCTCATAAAACGGCCAAACTGTGCATCATCACCTTTTGTAAACTCGTCTATAGCCTGTAAGTAGTTGCCCCACATCTTGAAGCCGTCATTTAATTGTTTTTTCATTGTCTCCGCCCAATTTTTCAAAAGTGATTTTGTATGTTTCTCGCAATCTTCAAGCAAGGTCGGTAAGCGCTCTCCAATGAGTAACCGCCACAAAATCTAAAGGCTAATTGCAGCACCCAAGGCGTTTACTCCTCGCGCCTTGAGTGGTTATCCCTATTCTTTAAGCGCAATAATAAACAGAATAATAAAAGCTACTACTCCGATAATTGCACCAATCCAGAGCGGGCTAAAAACCCACACCCAGCTCCAAGAAATTACCTTGCACAATTTCAGTACAAGAAAAACAATAAATAAAATAAAAGGTACGCTTGTTGCGTAATTGCCACTAGATTTCTCACTCATAATTTATATCCTTAAAAAATATCCGGTACATCTTCCGGGAAGGCATCTTTATTGTTACTGTCTGTGTGTGTAGCAACTTCTTCTTTCTTCTCAGCTTTACGAGGTTTTGTCTTGTAAGGCACAATCTCGTTGTACTGAGTGTTTTTTCTCTGCTGCTGTACAGTAATTTCTCCCACCTTACCAATCCAATGAGCAGGCTCGAAGTCTCCTTCTGTAATCTGGAAAGCGGCAAAAAAAGCAGTCATTTTTTTATTCCACATTCCTTGTGCCTGTTCCAAAGTCAAAGAACCAAAGCCAGACTGTGGCATATCATTTAACAAGAATATATGCGGATTGCAGTTAGGATGGTCTTTTACATCAACTTCAACCTGGATATAATCTCCATACTTGCCCTTCTTAAGCTCTGCACTCTTGATGGTCGCTACATAGTTGCCAGCTTCCAACATTTCACTCATTTCCTCGTGTTTAAATCCATTTCCGAATGCCATAATTATTTATTCTCCTTTGTTTCAGATTTTTTATTTTCTTCAGGTGCCTTAAGTGGTAACTTGAAATATTCACGCATTCTCAAATCTGCAGCTTTCAAGTCGTTATCAATGCGGTCTGCTTCAAACATACCAAGCGGAGTTTTTACAGTGTCGTAGCCGTTGTTATGTGTGCAGAAGTAATACTTGCCGTCTTCAACAACAGTCTTGAAAACTACGGTACAATAGCCTTCACAAACAACTGTGTTGTCGAGCATCTTACCTACAGTCTTGAAGTGTTCGCGGCCATCATCATCTTTTTCTGTGTGTCCCATGAAGTAAACGATCTTCCAATCTGGAAGTTCATTGATGCAGAAATTGAGCAGGCCCCAGAAGCGCTTTGCCATAGCGGTATATTTGTCATATCCGCGTTCGTCTGCCTTGCTCATGTATTCATTTACGAGAAGGTAGGTACAGTCATCAATTACGATACTTGGCGCTTCTGTCTTCTGCAGAAGTGTCTTGATTGTGTCGTAGTTTCCAACGTTCGCAATGTTTAAGTCGCAAGGAAAAGGCATAGGTTTTTTACTTACGTTGATAACGCTACACTCACCCTTTTTGAAGTTTCTGAGAGAGGTACTTTTTCCGGTGCCGCTCTGGCCGATAACCATAACAATACTTGCCATGTTTTACACTCCTTTTTTTTGGTTTTGTTTATTATTTATTTTTATTTTTTTTTGTTTTCAAATTGTGGCCGTCTTTCCGAGCTGCTATATATACCAGTCCATACGGACAAGGTTTGCTTTATTCAAAGACAATCTTTATGTCTGTACACTTCTTAAAGAACTCTTCATTGAGCATATTGAAGGTGTCAAAGTCTGGAAGTGATGCACACTTGAAGTCACCGTCTTTTTTCTGTACTGCAACAATCTTGTCTTCATAAGGTGTTTCGTTGCCGTTTTCATCCGGGTAGCTGTCGTGAAGAATTGCGCTGTAAACTGTCATTCTGTCACCTCGCTTTTGTGCATTGACTTGTAGTAAGAGCAGAACTCAGCACAAGGGCAATAATCAGAACATTTCTTGTCCTGTCCTTTTCGCTCTTCGATAAAGTGCTTGTCTTTGTCTTTCTCAAGGTCTTCAATGAAAGTCTTTGCTTCTTCTTCTGTTGAGCAGACTTTGACAGCGGTCTTGCGGCCTTCTTTCATTACCGCATACTTTGTAGGTGTTGCCCAGCGTTCCTCTGGTGTACAAGGTTCTATTTCGTCATCCTTTGTTTCCCAGTTCTGGATAACGCTCATAGCCTTTTTATGCGCTCTCATTTCTGCATCTACAAGCCAAGTGTCATTTACGTCATACTCGTAGATGTAAACAGGTGCCTGCGGATAGTCCGGGTTTCTCTTTGCTTCTGTTTTTGAAAAATCTTTAAGAAGTGCAACAAAGCGTATGTGTCGAACATTAAGGCCGCTCTGCTTGAGTAACCATGCGTAGATAAGTCCCTGCATTCTCCAGTCTTCAAAGTCTTTGTAAATGACTTTCCAAACAGGAGCGGTCTTCCAGTCTTCAATGGTTTCGTTTTTCATATCGTAGCGGTCTACTTTGCCGGTAATCTTCCACTCGCTGCCTTCCCAAACCAGAACAGAAAACGACTCTTCTTTGAATGCTTCGTCTTCCTGGTGTTCCAAGATAGAGTGAACAGCGGTTCCAAATACGGCCCATACTTCGTCACTTGCGTCTATTGTGATTTCGTCAAAGTGTCTGTCTGTAAGGATTATTTCTTTTGTGCCTTTAAGAAGTGTAGTTGCGCTAAGGCACTTGTCTGCATTGTGTCTTGAGTTCTGAATTGCCTTTACAAAGGCATCAGGCATATTTAACTTGTTTGTGATAATCATTTTGAAAGCTCCTCAAGATTAAGCGAATAGGCTAAAGTTTTGTAATAGTCTGCCTTGTCCTGCAGCTTCCAGCGTTTCTTGTCAGAGTTTGACTTTAAAGATTTCTGTTCAAGTCTCTCTGCCTTGTACATAAGTTTCTCATACTTATTTCTTTTCATACTTTCTGTCGCTCCCATACGACTTTAAAAAAAAGAAGGCCCCTCGAATGATGTGAGCATCCAAGGGGCCGTATAATTTAGCCGATAAAATCAGCATAAATCCCAATTCATTTGTAAGCAGCTCACATCTGATTACACTTAGAGGATAAAGCTAATTTTTGAGAATGTCAAGAACTTTTTTCAAACTCTAAGAGATTTTTTTTCTTGACGATAATTTTATTATGGGTTTATTATCGTTTTCCGGTGGACTTGAGGGAAGGACTGTTTATGACTGAATATCAGCAGAAGCAGTTAAGAAAGTCTATTTATATTCCAAAGTGTTGCCGCGGTGAAGTCACTTGTCTTGTTGCCGCTCAAAAAATCGGTATAAGTATCAGAAGTGTGTCAGATCTCAAAAAGAGATATAAGCTCTTTGGTGAGTCAATCTTTGTGCGGGGTAATAAAGGTCATCCGCCCTACAACCTCAAGTATGATAAAGCCTATGAAGAACGCATTATTTATTTGCATGACACCTATTACCCGGACACGCCTTATAGAGCCTTCTGGCGTTGTCTTAGAGATATTGAAAAAATATCAATTCCCTATAATTCATTAAGAAACATCTGTAAACGGCGCGGTATTAAATCTTGCAAGGAATATAAAACCCATAAAAAGCCAAAACATGAAAGCAGACTTGAAAGGCCCTGTAGTGGTGAACTTGTGCAGCTTGATGCTTCAAAACATGACTGGTTTATGAACGGAACATATACAAATCTTCATGGCGGTATTGATGATGCACGCCATATCGTAACCGGCCTTTATTTCTGTGATAACGAGTGCCGCCTTGGTTACAATGAAGTATTAAGACAGACATTTCAAAACTATGGAATTATGCAGGCAGTCTATATAGACCGTCACTCTTCTTTTGTTACCACTCCGAAACATAAGACTTTAGAAGAGCGCCTTGAATACGAAAAGAACAGTGACACGCATTTTAACGATATTTGCAGAAGGTTGAAGGTAGAAGTCATCCTCGCTCTTTCCGCAGAAGCTAAGGGCCGTATAGAAAGACTCTGGGGAACGTTGCAGGACAATCTACCGTACATCTTCCGGCGTTTAGGTATTCAGGACAATCAGAGCGCGAACGAGTTTCTGAAGGATTTCCTTCCTCGTTTCAATCAGGAGTTCTCAGTCCCTTCTCGTTCTCAGTTTACAAAATGGCGGAAAATCCCTCATTCTGTAAACCTTGATTTTCTGCTGTCTATCCGCGTTCCAAGAAGGACAGACTCTTACGGAGTTTTCCTTTTCCACGATCACTATTTTGAGCTTCAGGCACCGCGTAAAAGTCATGTACATTTTATCCTGTGTATGTCCGAGCAGTTTGGAATAAAAGCCTTTATGAATAATAGATTTTATGATGTTACCCTTTGTGATGTTTTAAGTGACACCATAACTCACACCATGCCGGAAGTTGAAAAGGATTTAATCTCAAGATACTTGCTTTCTGACTTGAGGGGTAAAGTTGTATAAATATTTTGTGGTAAAAATCTGTAGTGGTAGGAATGTATATTATTATAATAATATTATTATATATTATTATATTTCTATTTCTATTTCTTATTTGTATTTCTATTTCTATTTCTTATTCTATTTCTATTTGCTTAAAAGGGGGGTTAAAAGGGGGGTTTAACACATTTTTAACACTTCTAAAAATTGTACAAATCTCTATTTTTAGACGAGTTTAGACAAGGTTTTAGACAAGATTTCCCACCTAAAATATGACTTTTTTTTTACACCTTTTAGTCAGTTTTTTAGGGGTTTAGGTCATGTTTTTATCATGGTCTAAAGGGTAAAAAATGGGCAGATTTTAGGCTTGATTTTTTAAAATCGTTAATTTTTTTACCGATAATCAATTATGATTTTAATTATAAGATGCACAAGGAAAGAGAAAAAATTAATTAAAGAACTTGCTAAAAATTGTGGTTTATCTGTGTCGCGTTTTGTTATGGCGGCGGTCTACAAGTTTGAGCATATATTAAAACACTAATAGTTTGAGACTTTTCATTTCAGAACCCTCCAAGAAAACAGTCTTCCTCCGCCCCTTGCACTCCCACGTAAGGGGCATTTTTTTGTTATTTCAATCTCTGATTAAACGCTTCATACTTTGCTTTTGTTTCGTCTACTGCCACTTTATAATCAACAATAAGCTGATAATACCAGAAGGGCATAACTACGTATTCTATATCCTGGTTAATGTCTGTTACTTTCTTAAAATCCTTGTCATAAGGAATAACGTTGTTTTTTGGAGCGGGGAAAGTAGGAAAGAATAAATCTGGTGTAGCGTAGATTGTTTTATATTCCGTTATGACTTTGTCACTTTGACAAGAGCTCATTACAAGCATTAAAACTATCAAGAGTGTTACCGCTATGAGCTTTTTCTTTAAGTTTCGCATGGACTTCTTTTAACTCCTTTTCTGCATTTTCTGCCGCTTCAAGTGCAGCAAGGTTTGTGTTTAAGTTTTCGTTTTTCTCTTCTTCTGCTTTTCTCTGTTCCTTTGCTTCTTTGAACAGTACAAAGAATATTGCAGAAAAGGCCGCACCGATTGAAGCAAGGACAGCTAATATTTTATTCAGCATTTTTCTTCACTCCAAACTTTTTGAGGAATGCTTCATAACAGAAAGTAGAAGCACCCATTATCACAAACAAATAAAAAGGCATTTCCCGCCACTCGATAAACTTTGCAAGTGCAAGGGTCAAAGAAGTTACAATACACCAGATTAAAGAAAGATAGATTTTCTTATGGTCAAAGAACTTAAATTGACGGCCCCATGTTTCCTCAAGGTATTCTTCTACAACCCCCAGAAACAAACTTGATCCGTAAACAAGCATAATAACCGCAATAACAGCAACGATAACAGGAATAGGAATATACTCCTTAACGGTTTGTAAAATGCTGATAAAATCCATTTTAAGTTACTCCTCAAACTCAATAGTTTTAATTCCGTATTCAATACAAGCGGTATGCTCCATTTTACAACCGCGGTATTTTTCCCAATCCTTGCAGAAGTAAGCAACGTCTGCAGAAGATAACAATTCAAAAGATTTTCCCAAGAACCACAAAGGTTTTGCATCATGTGGCGCATCTTTGAAGAAGCTGTCAATAATTTCTACTTCTTCACCAAAAGTCTTTTTTACAGTTTCTACAGCTTTGTTTCTTTCTGCTTCAATCTGTTCATTTGTTTTGTCGCGCATTGGCTGTGAAATAAATAATCTTGTCATTTTATTACCTCGCTAATTTAATAACTCTTGTATTTTCTTTGGTGTCCGGTTTTCCCTTTGTGACACACTGAGAATTGATTAAGGAATTGAAAACGATTTTTCCACCGTCTACAACAACCCAGTGTCCGCGCCCATTGTAGACATATCTAACCGGCCAGCACTTTACTTTTTTAAGGTCGTTGAATTGTTCCTTTGTTACCTCGTAGCGCTTGCCGGTGACATACTCTAAGAACCTGGAAGCATTCAGGACAGTGCATTCATTGTCAAGAATACCTTTGTTCATACAGTCAGAAAGAATGCGGATGTACTCAAGCGCATTGTCTCTGATACCTACGCAATACAAATAACACATAGCAAGACAGCCATATTTGCCGATTGCGTCAATGTTCTTTGATACTTCGCTTGCGAATGTCTGGGGATAAATCATTTAATCTTCCTTTGATTTTATTTTTCCTTCAAGAAGAAGGTCTAATTTCGTATCAATGCGGGTTAATTTGTCAGAAAGGGTATCAACTTTTTTAACAGCTTCAATCTGGTCTTTGTCATGTTCTTCCAGAATTGTTACTCTTTTTGATAAGTGAAAGAAATATGCTACAGCCGACACAAAGCCAGCAGTGCAGAAGTAAGTTAGAATTGACTGTACAATTTCTATAACGTTCATTTTTTTATATTCTCCTTAATTTATTAGTAAGCCTTAACATAATAGATGTAGCGGTCATATTCTGCGGATTCTGTGGGATAAAAGACAACGTTGCACTCTTTGCCTTGTTTCTGTCCTTCTCTTGAGACAAGATAGAGCATTTTATATTTGTGTCTTCCACCTTCTACGCGGAAATATTGGATTTTGTTGTCTTCGCAGAACTGCCGGAAATTGCAGAAGGTTTTAAGGATAGACTGTGTTTGCGGCGCGGTCCTGATACATACAACGTTATTCCAGTTATTTTTTCTCTGGATAAGAAAAGCTACACCGTCAATGTAAGTGCAGAGGTCGCCTTCTTCTGCTATAACGTCTGTCTCTTCGTCTTTTGGGATTTTGTTCCATTCGTCAGTCTTCATTCATTTTCACCATTAAATCAAGGATTATCCGCAAGCGGTCAATTATAAAAGGGTCTTTTTTGTAGTAGCGGTATAAAAAGTGTACACAGTCGTGTGTGTCTGAGTTTAGCGGTCTGAAACGTTCTTCTTTCAGGACTGTGTAGTGTTCTTCCCTCATGTCGAGGTGGTGGCAATTAAAGCGGGGTCTAAGGGGTTTATTTGTGATACAGTCTTTATTGTTGTAGTAGTCTACAAGGATATATCTCCACCTTTTCCACTTGAGCGACTTCAAGAACTCCGCTTTTATGCTTTTCTGCTTCTGATTTTTTACTCTCATAATTTATTAGTTATGCTTTATGCAGAATGAGTAGATAGAGAGCTATAAAAATAATAAGACTAATTATGCCTTCCATGTTTTTATTAGTGTAAAAAAATAACCGCCCTTGTTAGAGCGGTGTTTGTGTTAGTTTTCTTCTTGATAAAAACCCATAGATATTAAATTATTGTTGTTGTAATTTTCAAAAATATCTTGCCTTGCAGCAGTTTCAGAAGTAAAACTTTTATTAGATATTATATCAAAGTCATTTAGCCAGTAATATTCTTTGTTTATATTTCCGGCAACGTTTGTAATTTTTTGTATTAAATAAAATGTTTCTGTTTCCTCTGATGTGTCACAAGAACTTCCCCAGGTTCTTACATATCTCACTACAAATTTAGTTCTCATTTTCTCATATCTCCTAAATAAAGCGCCTTTGCCATTCATTTGTTTTATAGCGCATTTCAAAAAATCTAGGTAAATCAAGTTTGCCTAAAATCCTAACCTTATTAAAAAAGTAAGGTCTAAATATAAGGTTTGACTCTATCTGAATAGGGCTAAAACCTTCCCAGTATTTAAGCTGCATAAGGTAATGAAAGTCTTGTGTAGTCTTGTTTAAGTTGATACCTCTGCAGTTTTCCCTATGAGGACACCTTAAACAATTCATTACTTTCTTCCCTCAATAAACTTTCTTAAAGCATTTTCTGCTTTATTGTCAGTAGGAAATAAAGTGTAAGTGTGGCCTACAACCTTGACTTTCATACCCTTGCAATAAATCCACTCAACAGACTTTCCCATTTTTGCAGCAACATCATTTTTAATATCTGCATAAGACTTTTTCTTTTCGTCTTCTGGAATGTCTTTGCCGTATTCAGTTTCAAGCATTCTGAGTGCCTGGTACTGATTAGTTACCCATACATCAGATTTACCAAACATCTTAGCTATGACCTTCTGGTTGATATGTAACTTTTCTTTGAGATAGTCGAAAGTCTCGCAGAGTTCAAAGGCACTCATATTTTTACGCTGTACGTTTTCTGCAATCTGAGTGAGAATTATTTCCTTCTCGCTCAAATCGTCTTCCACAATGTTACATTCAATGTAAGGGAGTCCTAAACGCTTTACAGCTTCAAAACGTCTGTGTCCGGCAATAACTTCATATTGTCCGCTTTCGAGTTTTTGAACTAAGATAGGATTGATTAAACCTTGCTTTTCGATTGACTCAGCAAGTTCAGAGATTTCAGCATCACACTCTGTACGAATGTTTTTGCCCTGAATGATTTTTGATACTTCAATTAGTTTCTGCATACTTCCTTTTCTCCTTATAGTTTGCTTTCATATCTGAATTATTAGTAAAATAAAAAGGGCTATCGGCTCGCATGAGGCGCCACCGATAACCCAAGATATGAGAGCAAAACCACAACCGGGAAGGAAGTAGGTTTTATTCCTTTTTAATCTTGCTTGCAATAAATGCAACAAGAGTAGCGATAGCAGCAACAATACCCGCAACAAGTTCTACACCCTTGCTGATATCTGCAACGCTTGCACCGCCTAAAATAAGTACAACTGAAACAACTGCCAGAAGTACCCAAGCAACAACCTTAACGATTGTGTTGTTAAAGAATGCTTTAATCTTATCCATAAGTTTTACTCCTTATGTTATTAGTTTTACTCTGACGTATCAAGAGTAACGATTACTTTTGCAATTCCGTCTTTTCCAGAAGAAGGTGTAATCTCAACCGGCTCTGTGTATTCACTCACCTTGATTGTTACTTCTTTCTTGTCCTGTATCTTTACATCACCGGCAAGAGCAACCTTCTTGTTGTTGAGTTCAAGTTCTGCTACTTCTCCGTCTGCTGTACGGATTTTTGTAACGTTGTAGTTAGCGTCATGGAAATCACCACTCATAATTATTTCTCCTTAAAAAAAATGGCGTACAAGCAAAGAGCCTATACGCCATCAATTTTATATCACGATAGCGTGATATTTTATAATGCTACAGATTAAGCACAAGCAAAGTCTGTAGAACCGTAGAATTCACCAACACCACAAACAGAAGGGTTTGTAACAACGAATGAACCGAACAGGTTCAATGTAACCATTGTTGCAGGTCCGTCTACTGTGTCAGAACCACCTGAGATTGTGAAGAGATCATCAACGAGAAGCTGGAGAGGGTCGTTAGCCTTGTCATCAGCATCCATTGTCATTGGGTCCTGCTTTCCGGCGTTGTTTCCTTCTACACCGTCATTGAGTGCCTTGTCTACGTTTGTGTAGCCCCAGAACTCAACAGCGTCAGAAGAGAGAACATAGAAGCGGCCCTTTACACAGTAAGGGTCATCAATGATGTTTTCTACATAGTTTGTAGAGAATGCTGCAGAAATGTCAGAGAAGCCGATTGTTGCATTCTTCTTTTCCTTTGTAGAAGTTGCTGTGAAGTATGTGTTTGAAGTTTCGATTTCACGAGCGAACTCGAGGAAGTCGTCATCATTCATAACGATCATATCACAGAGAGAACCCTGTCTGCGCAACTTCTTAATGAGAGTTGTAACAGTGTGGCTCTTCTTCTGAGCGTCACCAGTAGCGCTTGTTGCATCAACAAAAGCACCGGCAAGGCGGTCTGGGTTTACAGAGCGGTCTACACCGAAGAATGATGTAGCGATATATGTAGTCCAAGCACTTGCAGAAGAACTTCTCTTTTTAAGAACTGGGAGCCAACCATCAAGACCAACAGGCAAGAGAGCAGCAGAACCACTCATAGAACCAGCAATACAAACAATATCACCAGCGCTTGCGTTAGCTGTAGAACCTGGAGTTACAACAACACTTGTTCCGTCAATTTTCTTGACTGTAAGAGTGTTCTTTGCAGAAGTTTCAGCAGTAGCGGCGGTTGCCTTTACAACGAGCTTTGAGCCTACATCAATCTTCATAATCGCATCTTCTGGAAGTGTTACAGTTGCGTCTGTTCCACTTGTCAAAGTCCAGCCACCTGTAGGAACTGCACAGATTTCACCATAGCCAGAGCCATAGAGAGCAGCAGCCAAAGTCTTACGGAAAGACTCAGAAGCGGCAAACATCTTAGCACCGCCAACGCGCATATATGCACCGGCATTTGAGCGAGAAGCTGCAACTTCCTTAGCGTTCATTGAATAAACAGAGAACAACTGTCCTGGTGTTACAACAAACTCTGCTGTCTGAGCAACAGTAGAAGCCTGTGTCTTTGCAGCAGTGAAATCACCACCAGCGGCACCACCACGAGAATACATAGCAGCAAAGCGCTGTTCTTTACCTTCTACTCTTTCCTTGTTCATTTTCTTGAGCAAAGGAGAGTTTCTGAAAAGAAGGTTCTGAATACCTTCCTTTTTGTAATAAACCTTGAGCATAGCAAGGATTGAAGCATTAGCTGAAATAGCCATAATTATTACTCCTTTTCAAAAAAGAATTACTTACAGAGATTTTGCAAGCTCTTCTTCCAATTTCTTGATTTCTTCGGGGTCATCCTCTTCTTCTTCGTCACCGTCAAAGTCAAGTTCACCCTGTTTGCCTTCTTCTGTAGGCTCAGTTCCTTCTTCTGTTGTTTTTCCTTCTTCCTTTGTTTCCTCAGTTTCAGAAGCAACAACTTCACCGTCTGCCTTGATTTCTGTGTCACCGTTTTCATCCTGGGTGATTTCAACCTTTGCATCCGGTTCAATACCAAGAGACTCTTTAATTGAGTCAATCTGCTCTTCAACGGTTTCAATTAAGCCATCAACATATACGCCTTCTTCTGGGCGTGGCTCTGGAATCTTTTCGTATTCGTCAAAAGCAGTTCTTGCCATTGAGAAGTCCGGGTTTCCTTCTGCCGCACCTAAAACTTTGTCGTATGCGCCGAGTCTTTCGCCAAACTTCTCGTTAAAATCGTTGAAACGTCTTTCCTTGTCGTCTGCTTCCATAGCAAGGCGGGCAGGCTCTAAGATTTCGTCAAAAATCATTGACTCTAACTTAGAGATGCGGTCTTCCTGTGCCTGGTTAGCTTTTACAAGTTCGTCACAACGATTGAGAAGCAGGTCGATTGCTTCCTTGTAACTGTTGAGAATGTCATAGATTTCGTTTTCCATAACAACTCCTTATTTCATTAGTAAACTTAGTGTCTACTTTTTTATACACTGTATAGCCGGTGGAGCGTTCCACTGTCCCAAAGCCGCGCCACCGTCTGGCGTGTTTACATCCATATCAGCACCCGCGGTCATGTCACCCATTGGAGCGCCTTGAGGGACCTGCTCCATGTTTGCTTCTTGTGTCAGTACGTTTGTACCAACCGGAAGGCCGTCTTCTGTGCGCTCTCCCTCGCTTGCCTGTGTCTGAGCTTCAAGGGCCGCATCTGCCTGCCAGTCTGCTTCCTTGATCTCAACGCTTTCATAAAGTTTTGTGAGTTTCTCAATATCTTCCATGTTGTCGTTGTGTTCAGAAGCTGCGGCCTTGAGTGATAACTGTGTGTTGATGATTTCTTCTTTAAGCATTGTGAACGGTATATAGTCCGGCACTTCAAAGATATTCTTTTCGATACAGTCATTAATACAAGTCAAAACTGCATTGATAGCGTTATTAGAAAGTGAATATCCGCTCTGAATATCTGGCAATTCCATAAACTGAGCAATTCTTGTCTGTGGTATAATTCCGGTCTGAGCAAGCATCTGTAACTGTTGAAGTTTTGTTGAAGGGTCTTTAGACAAACTGTCTGCAGCGCTGAACTGTACGACCATTTTATTTGACTCTTCTACAATGTCTTTCCACTTGATAGAAAGGCGCTGATTATCTTCTGGAAGGATTGTGTCTTCTGCTGGAAATACCTCAATGCAAGTTTTTGCAATATCAACATACGCCCGAATAACCTGATTAAGCTGTGTTTCAAATCGGTCACTTTCAATGTTCTCCATTGTGCTGAGTGCTACGCCAGAATTAAGCCCCGTAGGTTTTGTACTCATAGCAGATAACTGTGAAATACCAACAAGCTCGTATGCGCTTTGTTTGAGTTCTTCAATGAGCTGCATATACTGCGAGTCAATAAACGCTGGTGTTGCAACTGTTACAGGGGAGCCGGTCATATTAGGTGTGGCAGTATATTCAAGTATCTGTCCGACTCTGTTATTAAGCTGTGAAGTTTTTACGCTGGAGCCTTTAGGAACACAGAATGTCAAAGCAGGGTTTAACTGGCTTGCATCCTTAATCTTCATCATCAAGTTGTCTATTTCTAACTGGATAGAATTGAGCATATCAACGATTGACTGTGAAGTGTCTCCAACGATAGGAGAGCAGTAATGCAGGAAAACAAAAGGAAGTTTTGAAGGTTTGTAGTCTGTTTTTTTGATAACTACACCGTCAATAATTTCTGCCTTGATATGGTTGAAGGTGTCATAATAAACACCGTAAGTACAGTAGTCGTTGTCTTCATTGTTTGACTTTCTTACAAGGTCATCATCCAGAAGCGTTGTAGGATAGTCTTTGCGTTCATAATAAACGCGGGTAAGTTTTCCATAAGTCACTTCTGCAGGTCTTACAAACACCTGCCAAGGCAGAGCCTTTTCTATGTTCTTTGATACTTCGTTGATGTAGATAACACCCTTTTCAAAAATACAAGAGTCTCTGAAAGTTTCACTAACTTTCTTGTTTACGTTCTGAGCATCATAGTACAAGTCAAAAAAAGCCTGTGCCTGTTTTACTGTCTGAATGTCCTTAAATGTTCCGTTCTGGGTATTAAAGAACGGTCTAACTTTAGACTGTGCAATCTTACTTGTTAATGTATCAATACAACTTTTAATTACATTAAGCTGCGGTGTGGCTGTTGTATCTTCTTCAATTTCTGCAGGCTGTTCATAGTAGCCTACTACAGAAGGGTCTTTGATGTTATTCAGACTTGCAAAAGGTGTGTAGTTGTATCTGCGGTAGTTTCTGTGGTACTTGCTGAGTCTGTTAGAAGAAAACGCCTTTAGACTTGCTACGGCGCTTGTTATGTCGTTGTCTTTTACTTTTCTCATTGTGCGTTTGCTCCCCATCCGTTTTGATTGTTAATGTTTGGCATTTGTCCGTTTGGATTATTTACAGGTAAATTAAGAGCATTGTTTACAGTGGACTGCATACTCATTCCGGTTTTGACTTTCTGCTTTTGTTTCTGTCGCATTTTTTCCAAATCGACATTTAAGTTAATCTGCATATAAACCTCTTGTTTCATTAGTAGTGTATGATTTTTTAGACACTTGTTTTTTAAGGGATAGGGTTTATAATTTTGACAAACTATATGTGAGGTAGTTTTATGAAAAGATTTTTAATACTTACTTGCTTGTTATTTGCCTGTAACTTGCTTTTTTGTGAAATAAAGTGGCTGGATGCAAAAGAAAATGATGATGGTATAACTGCCTATGCCTTGTGTTCTACAGAAGAAGAAGTTTTACAGGTTACCCACTGGAAAGATTTAGAGTCTCATTTCATATCATATACAAAAGAGGAAGAAGCCGCTAAACAAGATATGTATTTAGTCGTTTTTATGAACTTAGGAACTGTTGTTTATGAATATCACAAAGGAACTAAGATGGCCGCTTATTATGTAAAAACTATTTTTGAATAAAAAAGCGGGGCTTAAACCCCGCCTTATGTTTTGAAATAAGTATTTTTACTTCTTTGTCTTTTTTAAGGCTTTATCTTTTGCCTTTTCAACAGATTTCAAGTCTTTTTCACTTATTCCCCATTTTACACCCCGGGCTTTCAGTTCATCATACTTCTTCAAGTATTCATCCTTGGTGTAGTTCTTTGCATTGTTATTAAGTGCATCAAACTCGTCAGAAAGTTTAATAAGATTGTTTTTGTTATTTACCTTGATTAAATCATCAGCAGAAGCAATACCTTTATTTCTAAAGAAAGAGAACCAACCATGCTCACTCATAATCTTTTCGAGTTTCGCATACTCACTTCTAAACTTTGCTTCGTCAATTTCGCCATTGTAATACTGCTGTGAAAGTTTATCACCAGCGGCAACAAGTTCTTTATATTCCTTGCTGTTCATATACTTGCCAGGATCTATTTTTGTACCGTCTTCAAGAGTAGTTCCGGTTTCAGCTTCTTCGTCTTTGTCTTCCTTACCACCAAAAATACCACCAAGACCGCCACCTATTCCACCAGTAAGCAATCCTAAGTTATTTAAGATTTCGTCTCTTTTCTTTGGGTCTTTTACAGTTCTGTAAACAAGCATTCCTGCGGCTTCTTTTACATCAAGGCTATCACCCATAGCGGACATTCCCATAAGAGTATTTACAAACTTTTCATCATTCATGTTACCGATTTTGTCGCCGACTTCACCAAGAACTTGCAAAGCAAAAACTTTCTGTCGTTCATTCATTTGATTAAATGCACTTTGTAAACGATTGTTAGCGGAGATTGTAGCAATTGAGTCAGTTATAGACTCTTCGCTCATACCGCCTTGTTTCGCAAGGTCTATAGCGCTCTGAGTTTCCTGTTTGTATTTGTTCCATCTGTTCTGCAAGCCCTGTTCAAGGTTTGTCTGCTGGTATTTATCATAAGCACTTTCTGTGTCGCTAAAGATAGGGCCTTGTCCTCTTACAATGGAGTCAGCGTTATACAGTTTCTTGAGTTTTGAAACAACGTTATTCATGGCAAAATAAGCAAGGCGGAGTTTTGCATCTCCGCTCTTAGGGTCTCCAAACTCGCCCTGCTGATAACGCTTAAACATGAAAGTAGGAAGCTGCGCAATAAGTTTGTCGTCAATGTTTTTCATTGAGTCAGACATCTGGTCTATATTTGCGTTACGAGCATCCCAGCGCTTGAAAAGTTCTGCCTTCTGTCGCTCATACTCGTTATCTTCCTGAGTGTTCGCAATAGCGTTGTTTTCGTTCAGATAATCTTCTGTGTCTTTATCAAGAGCAGTTTCTTTTTTCTGTTCTGTCTTTGGCTGTTCAAGAGCTTCTGTTGTCTGAGTCATTTCTTCAACCTTTGGAGCAGTCTTTTCTTCTGCCTTTGGTTCTTCTACGGTGAAGTATTTATCAAGAGCTTTCTTAACGTTGCCTTTTTTATCCTCTTTCCATTTTGGAGAGAGAGACTTTTCAACGTCTTCTCTTGTCTTGCCTTCATCCTTTGCAAGTTTTACGAGTTCGTCAGCAGTAGAGTCACCGTTAAAAACTTCGTCTGTGTTGTATTCATCAAAAGTCATTTTATACCACCTTTATACCAAGCACCTTTTCAAGTATGAGAATGCGCTTACAGATTTCTGAAATAATGGCAGTGTTTGCCATTGTCAGTTCTTTTG